GTCAAGTCTTCTTTACCATAAAGGGCAGCAGGACAAGCATCAACGATTTTACCAAGTTCTGCAATTACGTTAGAAGCATTAACACCACCACCAACTGCAGCAATTTCTTGTGCAGATGGCAAAGCAGCATCAGTAGTCAATTGTGTCATAATACCTGCAAATTCACCTGCAGTTGCGTTAACACCTTGCCAAATTGAAGTTTCCATACCTGCGGCAACTTTCTCGGCAGCGTGTGCGATTAAGAAGTCAGCAAAAGATTTAGGAAGTGTGTCAAATGCAGAGTAACCCATTTGGATAGCATCCCAATCTGAACGGAAGTCAGACTTACAAAGTTGCAAGTTAACTTGGAAAGATTCAGGTTGAAGGATACGCTCCGTCAAAGTAACTGTAGACGTAGGGTCGAAATCACAAGTAGCGTTCTTGATGATACCATCAGTAGCAACACGTTTGATAACTTGCTTGTATTTGACGTTAGGCATAATAGTGATACCGCCTTTGTCAAGGGTTGGAGCAGACAATAAAGCCGCTGCAATGTACTTACCTGCAAACTCGCCTGCGTAAGTAGTAGTGATTGAAGTTGTTGTTGGCATTTCTTTTTAAAATTTAGTTATTAAATGTTGTTGAATTTTTCAAGGATTGAATCCATAGTAGAACGTGTGCGGTTTTTAGCAAGGCGCATTACTTCTACTTTAGTTTCGTTTTCAGGATTAAATGAAATAGGTTTAGGCTCTTCGCTCAATTCAACTGGTGCAACTTCTTCTGCGACTTCAGATGATAATACGAGTTTAGCTTTCAACTCTTCGTTTTCTTTTTTCAAGGCTTCGATTTCGCTAAAGAAAGATTCTTTAGTTACTGATTCGATGATTTTCTTTGCAGTAGGTGCAGCAGCCATTTCTTCTTCAGGCATTTTACCTGTTTCAACTTCTACTTCTTCTTCTACTTCTACTTCTTCTTCAGCAGCAGCTTCACGAATTTCAGCAATTACACCTTCTTCGATTACTACCAAGATACGACCATCTTCGAGTTCGTAGTCACCTACAGGAAGTGCAATGCGTTGTTCGTCTTCAGTTAGGATAAATACAGGTTGACCTGCTTCGAATACTTCTGCTTCAAGCATAGATACACCATCAGTAAGGCGCATAGTTTCCAACTTCACTTCCATTCCAAGAAGTGTGCGGACTTTGTTTAAGAGTGATTTTTCGTTCATCGTTTTTAATTAAAATTGTTTTTTAGCGTTTTGAATTGCTGCCATTTTAGCTTGGCTATTCTTAACGTTTGCGGTTAATTCTTCTTCAAACTTCAAAACATTTGCAGGAGCATCTAAACCTAAATCTTTTGCTTGTTTTTTCAATTCTGCAATTTTACCTAATGTCTCATTTGCTTTAATGGCATTTTGACGGTATGCAGTAAATACTTCTTCAATAGCAGCGATTGCTTTTTTGCTTGCAGTATTTGCAGTGGTTAATTCTTTACCTGCTGCGTTGTACATCTTTTGAATGTCATCAACTAACGCTAACTCAACATTGTGAGAAGCAAGTTCCGTTGCAGATTCTTTGAATAGACGGTTGTAAACTGATTTTTGTGTGTTCATATGTATATAACGTTTTATAGATTACTTGTTGCGTTTTTATCCGTTTTGACGTACGATAGTTCTCACTCCGCTTACTATAGTTGTAGTCACTACATCAGCAGTTCCTTCCGTCTTTCCGATGCCTTGTGCCTCTAAACTTCCATCACAACATTTGGTTGAGTATTTTCCGTTTGAACATAGGCAGCCTCTTCTTGCTCCTGCACGAGGTGATGCTTTGCTTGGTGTTTTGAATTTCATATTATTGGTTTTTAATTTGCTCTAATTTACGTTGCGCCCATTCGACACCTTCGTCTCCACCCCAAGCTAACCACATCAACCTACCGCAGCCATCGCCTAACTCTCTTTGTCCGTTTTCACGTTGTCTTGCAAAACTTGCCATACGAGAAATAGTGTCTTCAGAAATTGGCTCTCCGTTTGCTAACTGGTTTGCTCTTGCTTTTCCTACGGCAGTTCCACAATCACCCCATCCGTTTTCTTCTGCATAACGCAAAGCAATTTTAGCGTTCTCTTTAGCAGCTTCAGGATAGTCAGAGTATGATTCAAGTTTGAGTAGGTTTTTAAGTTGTTCAATGATTGCGTGTTTCTCTTGATCCTCACGAGGTGAATCAGGCATCTTGTCAGCGAAGTATCCCTCAATTGAGAATCCTTTTATCTTGCCGTCTTTTACGTCTTGCCATACCTCATCGTTGTCCACCTTCATAGAAATCATCCACGTTCCTTTTGGAAGGTTGAATCCGTATAACTGGCTCTTGTCCATCTTTTCGTCTTCAATTAGCCACGATTCTACTACGCTCATTCCTTTGATAGCGTCCTTGTGTTCGTAGGTAGCGTTGTTTTGGTTGCCTTTCTTGAAGAATAACTCCATAGCTTGGCGCACCGTGTTCTCTGAAAAGTAGATATAGAACTCCTCATCTTTGTTTCTGCGGTAAATCTTCTTGTTAGGGATCAATGCAGCACCCATTAGGATACGTTTCTCGGTGTCAATTTCTTTAAGTTCTACTTCGTGTTTTGCTAACGCTACAAAGTTCTCTTCTATGGCAGGTGATTCGACTACTGAAACGGCATTGATACCGCCTTGTAGGTCTTTTTCGTCAATGATTAGCTCTAATACATTCATAATAAAATAACGTTTTTAGGTTACAATGTTGCGTTTTTAATTCTATTGCGGTCAAGTGCCTGTGCCGATGTCACCTCACCACTTACAACATACGCTTGAATTGGTTGTTGTTGAATTTGTGCAAGTTGATTCATTCCTGAATTGCCTACGACATTGAAGTTTGGTGCTTGAGGTGCTGCGGATGTAAATGAGTTGCTAACATTACCACCACCACTACCACCGCCATCAGGTGTTTGTACTGCCGTGATTGCTTTGATGTTTTTAATACCTGCTGCAATAGCCAAGCCTGCGTTGATAGGCGCAAGTACAGGACCTACAACTGGTATTCCTACCGTAGATGAATATGCCTTTTGAGCCGATAAGAATGTTTGGATAGTAGCCTCTGCAATTGCTGCTGCCTTACCTGCTGCCGTTTGCTTTCCGAATAGTTCAGCTATTTGTCCAAGTGTACCTGCCGTTGCCGTAAGTGCGTCCTCTTGACCTTTTCTTTTGGCTTCGTCTATTTCTTGTTCACGTTTAAAGATTCTTTCTCTAACTTCTTGAACTCCTACTAAACCTTTCTTTTGTTGTTCCTGAAACTGCTCGCTCTGCTTAATTGTTTTAATTAAGATTTGCATTTTTTCAGCCTCACCTCCACGAGATAGGTCTACCTGTTGAGCTTCGAGGTCTGCAATTTCTTTGTTCTTTGCCTTCTCTAAATCTATCGTATCTCTATTGTACTTTTTAGCAAGTGCAATTTGTACGGCATATTTTTCTTCAAGGTCTCGTTTCTGCTTTTCAAACTCCGATTTAAATACATCAGTAGCCTCTCGATTATATTGTGCGAGTTGTGCTAATTCGTCCTTTCGTTTTTGAGCAGCGTCTTTAGCTCTATCGTTAGCAGCCTTTTTTTCTTCTTCTTCCTCTTTCTTCTTTTCTTCTTTGGCTTGCTTTTGTTGCTGACGAAACTCGTGCTCATCGTTTTTAACTTTAGCAAGGTCATCTCTTAACTGCTTCACTCGCTTACGTTGCGCCTTTGCTTCTTCTTCGTCTCCAAATAGCGCACGACCAGTTGCATTAAGACCAAGTGCATCGAATATAGCAACCGTTTCTAAATTATCTTTTTGAGCTTTGTATACTTGCTCGGCAGCTTTAATTTCTTTTCGTGTTTGGTCAATTGCTTCCTTGAATCGTTGCTTACGTTTAGATGCAATTTGCTCTTCAGTATAACCTACTCTTTTTAAAGTTCTTTCGTACTCATCAAAATTCTCTAATGCATAGCGTGCAGCCTCCGCACTTTCACGAGTAGATTTCTCAAACTTTTTTGCTTCAGTTGTTGCAGGTGTTAATGCGCCTTTTACGTCATCCCACTTGGCAATCAAAACTGCAAGAGCAGTAATCAAAAGACCAATACCGCTTACCATAAATACCTTTGATGCAGTAGTCATTCCCTGAAAAGCACCAACCGCAGTATTTTTTAAAGCAGTAAAACTTGGGATAGCCTCTTTGAATCCTTGCAGACCTTGCGAGATAGCCATCGCTGACTGAACTTTAAGTAAAGCCTTTTCAAGTTGCTCGGATTCTGCACCAAAAGCGCCCATCACACCTTGTCCTAATTCAAAGCCTGCCGTAACACCACCAAGCGCACCACCTAACTTTTGAGTCATAGTAGTGGCAGCAGCGTCTACCGCCATATCCGTTTGAATTTGTACTTTGCGGTAGTTACCTACGGTCTCTAATAAGTCCTTATATTCTTGAGTTGTAGTCTTACCTGCGTTGGCTAACTCATATAATCTATCTTCAGCCTCACCCATTCGAGTTGTGAGCGGTTGCAAGTCTCCGTATACTTCCTCGAAGCTCTTGTTAACATCGTTAGTAGCTTTGGAGAGGTTCTCCATTGCATTAACTGCCTGTTTAGTATCTACGTCTATTTTTATGGTTTTAACCTCTGCCATTTGTCTTATTTGTTAGTTCTCGTTTTCCTTGTTTCCACATTTTTTTCATAGACGTGGTGAGTTCGTGTTTCCCTTTGGCTATGTCAATCAACTCGGATTCTCCGTAGAAGTTGTCAAGTTGTAGCATTGAAATTATTTGCTTTATCATTGGATTATATAAAATGTTTCAGTTGTTGTACTTCCGTCTAAATAAGTGTAGGTAACTACGATAGTGTAAACCGTACCTGCTGCGCCACTCGGTAAGCCTATCGTCAATGAACCGCTTGCAGTCATTGGATTTGGTGAGAACGTTACGTCAGTATCCGAACACGAAAAAGATGCTTGTACTGCGTTGTTTGGTAGGTTGATTAGGTACTTAACGCTTCCACCTTCAGTAGATACTTTCGGGTTTGGGTTTGTAGAGTTTACAATCGGTCTAAAATCTAAAATGAGTTGTAACTCTGCGTCTCCTGTAGTTAGGTTCGTTTTCATTTCGTTAATGATGTACCTTCTATCTCTGATCACAAGTCTATCGTTTAACTGCAAACCTGTCAATAAGCTAACAGGTAACTTTGCCTTGACGCTGACCAAACGCTGCTTTAAATTGTAAAGGTTGTACAGGTAGCTAAAATAGTAATTAGCAAAGAGGGTGTTTTGGATAGGGTAGTTAAGTAGCGTACTTGTTTCAGGTGCAAAGTTTAAAGTATAGTCCGTGTTATTGTAGAGCAAGTCCTGCCCAAATGGAGTATAGTCTACAACCGTGCTATGACTTCCACCATCGTTATGAAATTTAAAACTACAAGTTTTGTTCTTGTATTGATACAATAGAACTGGCTTTGGTATGTATGGTGCAAACTCTGCGTTAAGTGAGTAACCTACTTGCAGTTGAGTGCCTGTAAATTTCTGCTGAAGTAAATTCTCGAAAGGTACTTCAACTACAAACTCACCGCCGTCATAGTTGTATTGATATGTTGTATCTCCGTAAGCCTTGCTAAATGTCTGCGAAAAATACTTGTTGAGTACGCACTCGGAATCTTGGTACTTGAAAGAAATCTTTTTGTAGAGCGGCATCCTTGCGTGTTCAATTGTGTTGACATCAACATATTCGGAAACGTCTACAACTCCTCCTTTTGAATACCAGTCATCTAATGGCTCAACCCAATACTCACCGTCCGTGATTGAGTAGACCGTCATATTAAACACCTTGAGAATACCTGCGAAGAAATCTGCTATCTTCATAACAGGTGCGTTTGACGAAAGGTCTACTGTAGATGTATAAATAACATTTGATGCAGCAATGGCAACATAATCAGTAAACAAGTTTCCGCTATCGAAATACGTTACCTCGTAGCGCATATTTAAAGCAATATTGTTTGCTCCTTGACCACGAACCTTAAACGTATAAACTGAATCTAAACCTATGACACTTTGAATTATGTCAAGCAGAAAAGACTGCACGCTCGTTCCTTGAATTGAGTTCATCAAATTTCCGTTTTGATAGACATCAATGTAGTACGGGTCGGATGACGAAACCGAAGTTACATTTAAACGGATGACGTGATTGATTATGTTAGAGTCTATATATTGAACGTGTATAGATTCTTCAGTCGTGTTTACATAATTTGTTAAATCGTATGTAGTAAACGTAGGAGTTACCGTTGTAAAATTAATAGTTTGCGCACTTGAGATATTAATAAACTTCTCCTTGCCTTTGTACCATAAAAACAAATCCGTAAACCGCTCATCTTGTAAGAAAGCACCTTGAAATTTGATGCTATACTTGTTTTGTATTTCCTCAAATATTTTAGCTACTCTAAATGCAGGAAATAATTCAGTTTTTGTAATTGCTCCTGCGTTAGCGTGTATGTTATTATTTGTTGAAGTTCCTGTAGAAGTGTTAGGAATTTGTGCAGTAATGGTTTGTGATTGATACTCCCAAACACGATAAGACGTGATTAGAGGATACTTTACATCGTAAGTGTTATTGGCATCCTCAATGCGTGTTAAAACTTCTGCAGCGGTAAAATCGTGAGCATATGCCGTATAGTCCAAATCAGACAGTAAGTCCTCACCAAAGGTATCTTTAAGCGTTACTCCTTCTCCGTAGAAAGTGAGCTTGTAGGAACTCGGTTTGCCGTTGGTTAGCGTTGCTCCGTCTAATTGTACTTTTCCCTTACGAAAGGTAGTTAGGTTGATTTCTATGTATGCGTCTTTTCGTAGGTTGTTGTCCGTTGTAAAGTCAATATCCGAATTATACCAATGCTCAAAGAATACGTTGTTGACATCTGATGCAGGCACGGTAAATCCTTGCGAGAAATCCGTAAACGTCTTTGAGATGTCCTGAACGTTTTGAATAGAGCTTGTTACCTGTATCTGCTCGTCATTGAATAGCTCAATGCGGTTGCCTTCTATGTAGAGTTGTACCTTTCTCATTAGACTACTGAATTGATAACGTCATAAGCAAATTCAAACTCTAACTGATAATTAATCATATGAGTATTTATGCTCTTAAATAACTCCGTGTTTTTCGTGTTTAGTTTAGCAGGCTTCTTGTTGATTAGGATTCTTTCCGATAGCATCAACTGCTGAATCACCTCTTTGAAACTTTCGTTAACCCAATCCGTATTCACTCGAATCATCTTCTTTCCGTTGGCATTAAATACCGCTCTTTGACCTTCTAAAGTTGAGTAGTTAGGGTAGCGAGTTTGCATTAGATTATACTCCGTGTTTTCGATTCCCAAGCTATCGTTGCTCGCCTTAAAGAACCATTCACGCTGCCAAGCTCCAAACTTATTGACAAAGTCTAATTGAACTGGTGTGTACTTGCATTCGATTTTAGGCGCAAACGTAGCCGTAAATAATACCGCTGCACTTCCGTCAATAATTTCTAACTTGTTCCCTACTGCAGCATAACTTGAGTATACTCTTGGTATATCTCTCCACACGTTGTTTGTAAGAGCTACGGTTTGGCTTGCGCCTGTAGATAGGTTCGTGTATTTGACCGAGTTGCCGCTGCCTGTGTATAGCGTTAGCCATCCGTACTCACCGCTCAAATCATAGTTGTAGGTATATGTACCTGATGAGAGTAGATAGTTTCCAAGCGCAGGGTTGTAGCCTTCCTCATAGTATCCGTAGCCATCGACACCAAAGTGCGTTTGAGTGCTTCCTACCTGAACAAAAGACGTACTGATTTTCTTAAATAGCTTTAAGCCTACGTTGCACCATTGCGTTGAAGGAGTAGCCGTAAATACGTTTGTAATCGTTTGTAGTGTGTCGTGGTCTATGTACTCACGGATATAAGGCGAAACATCGTAGTAAGTCGCAGGATTATTTGACGAAGGTATCTTCTTACTCAA